TTTTACATGTTGGGCCACACACCGACAGCAGAAGGTGTGCGCGAATCGACGCTCGTCGAACTGCTTGATCGCATCGAGAACGAAGTCGTCGTGTACGACGACACCACCGACGTCGTTGATGTTGAACCCGACCCGATGGAAGCACCGTTCGAACCGGCCTCGGAGACTCTGCTGTGACTGACCGGGCGCGTGTCGAACCTCGCCGGTGGCATCCGTCGCTGCGCTGGGGAGAGACTGGCGACCCGAAGCAGGACGACATCCGCGGCGGCGAAATCAGGTTCGGTTATCTCGACGGTGAACCTTGCGCGTTCATTGTGCAGGCCGGACAAGTCGTGTACGTCCCTCGCCATCTGCTCGTCATCGCGTACGTCGACGGTTGGCAAGGCGATCACACGAGCGACGCGGTACGCGCCATACTTGACTGATGGATGCTCCCCGAGCCGGGAACACGAACCGGCTCGGGGCAGCACCACAACGGTGTGGAGGGGCACCGTGAACATGATCGTAGCACGCGACTGTGCCCGACCATCTCGACACGAGATACAGTCGCGACCCGAACGTCCAATGGAGGGACATGATGGAGACAACCTTATGAGTCTGCGCGCTATGGCGTGGGCGTGGGCACAGGACACGAAGTCATCAGGTGAACGGCTCGTCCTGTTGGCGCTCGCAGATCACGCCGGTGAGGACGGAGAGTGCTATCCGCACACCGCGCGTCTCGGCGAGAAGTGTGCGCTCGACCGTAAGACGGTACAGCGGCATCTCATCGCGCTCGATGAGCGGGGTCTCGTCGAGAAGTTGTATCGCCGGAAACGCGGCGACGGTCGGCTGTCAGGCTGGCAGTATCGGCTCGCGCTCGACAACCCAGAGGGGACGCCGATGCCCTCACAAGAGGGGGCACCGATGCCCTCACGAGAGGGGACGCCGACGTCCCGTCAAGACGGGGCACCCATGCCCTCGCTTGAACCGTCAAGTATTAACCGTCAACCTGAACCGTCAAATGAACTAGCGGTCGTCGACGACTGGGCGGAGTGGTGGGCGCAGTACCCGCGCAAGACCGGCAAGGCCGCTGCTGAGAAAGCATGGCGACGACGCACGAACACCGAGCAGCAAGCCGCGCTCGCCGCGCTCCCACTTCACGTCGCCTACTGGACGGCAGCAGGAACAGCCACCCACTTCATTCCGCACCCGGCGACATGGCTCAACGGTCGCCGGTGGGAAGATGAACTACCCGAACCCAATCAACAGAACCGCCGGGAAGCACCCGGCATGAGCATGGTGCGTCGCCTGCTCGAAGGAGGAAACCATGAGTGAAGTCAACCACGAAATGATCCATGCTGCGATCGCCCGCCGTGAGGTGTGGGTCGCGGTGTCCGGACTGCGACGCCGTGCCAAACTGATCGCGTGGGAACCGCACCGCTCGGGTCGCCGACTCAAAGGCAAGGCGCGAGTCGAGTTCACATCCGGCAACCGCGCGACCGTCAACACCAGCACCATCGAACTCGTTGAGGAGACCGCCGATGGATCATAACCACGCTACGAAGATCGTCGGCTATCTCGTCGCCGGGACGACAGGCTGGAACGACGAAGCGGTGTTGGTGTACGTCGACGAGTTCTCCAAGACCAGCGACGCGGCCGCGCTCGAAGCCGCTGTACGCAAAGTCGTTCAGACATGGACAGAAGCACGCCGCCCGCCGGTCGCTGTCATCCTTGACGCCTACCGGACGGAACTCTCGGCGCGCCGCCCGACCCGCGCCGCGCTACCCAGTCGTGAACGTGTCATCTCGCCGAGCGAAGGAATCCCACTTGCTCGCGCCGCGTACGAACAGGAATGCCGACGGCTCGGCCGGACACCTGACTTCGACCGGTTCGACAAGATCATCGGCCGCATCGCGACCCGCTCCATGCCGACATGAAACGGTCGCCGCTGAACAGACGCACACCGCTCGCCCGCGGCGCAGCACCGCAGCGACGGACACGACTCAACCCGGTGTCGAAGAAACGGCAGGCACTCAACCGGGCGCGCCGCGAGTTCGTCGCCGGTCTGCTCGCACAGCGGCCACGGTGCGAAGCGGGCGCGTTGATCCTGCCGGTCGATCATCGGCATCGCTGCGCGGTGTGGTCAGTCGATGTGCACGAGGTCGTCACCCGTGCTCGTGGCGGCGACATCCTCGACCCGGACAACTGTCGAGCGATCTGCCGAGCGTGTCACGACTGGATACACGGCCACCCGGCGGACGCGACGACGCTAGGACTCCTAGCACCAAACCGCTAACCGCAATATTTCGCGTTAGGGTTGCGCGACGCGGTTCTGTCAGTAATACTTAAGGCATGGGAGAGAACACGAACCGGAAGGAGAATCCCATGACCACAGCACACCGCTACGCGCACATCACCGATCTGGACGAGGAAGGCGTCTCGATTCACTTCGACCTCTGCAGTCCTTGCGCCAAGATTCTCGACGCCGAGGACGCGATCGACAATCGCGACCCGATGGAGTGTCCCGTCGTCGATTACGACGAGGGTTACCGCTGCGACCGCTGCGACCGCCGCATCTCATTGTCCTGACAATCACGATCCAACAAGGAGAAACCAATGCTTGATTCACCGACCACCAGCATCGACACGCTCATCGAGCGCATCCGCAACGAGGACGAGTTCGTTACGCTCGCCCGCCGCTGCGATGAACTCAACCGCACGCACCGCGACCTGCTCACCGCGCTCAACCGTCTACGCGACAAGATCGACAACATCGCCGACAACAGCCGCACGTTCTACACGCAACTGGTGACCGGCGAGGTCATGGAATCGCCGCGACTCGCCGCCGACACGGTCGACCGGTTGATGACGAAGCAGAACAACTTGACGACCTCGATCTACGAGATCGCCGGAATGTACGGCATCATCGACGACATCGCCGAAGTGCTGATCGACGTCATCCTCGTCGACGCGGCGAACGGACTGCGTTTCTAATCCGATCCGACACGACCCAGCCCCGGTGCGCCGCCCCCCGGCACACCGGGGCTGTTGTCGTTTTCGGGTAGCATCGGCGCGTGGAGTGGATCATCACCGATCGTGAACGTCCGTGGACAGCGAACGCCGAACGACGGATGCATCACCACGAACGCGCTCGACGTGTCCGCGAGGCACGCACCCGCTGGGCATGGCTCACAATGGCGGAGAAAGTGCCGCGCCTCGATGTCATCTCGATCACCGCGCAGCCGCTCGCCCGGTCGCGTCGCTGGCGCGCTGACGTCGCCGCGTGCTACCCGACGGTCAAGGCCGCGATCGACGGCATCGTCGACGCCGGTGTCATCGACGACGACGACGACCGGCATCTGCTCGCCGTCACGTTCTACCCGGTGCGGGTCGCCGGAGTGGACGGACTCACCATCACGATCATCGACGAAGGAGAACAATGACCGCCGTAGACATCCGGTCGGCCGCAGACGTCGAGGAGCGAATCATCCGGCTCTCCGACGTGCTCGAAGAAGAAACCGAACGGTACGCCGACCTCGCCGAGCAACGCGCCGAAGCAGAATCCGACTACAAGTACCGGCACTCGCGCGCCCTAGTCGAACAGGCAGGCAAGATACCGGTCGCTACCAAAGACGCTGTGGCACATCTCCGCGCCTCAGACGACTATCGTCGCTGGAAGATTCTCGAAGCACGCGAGAAGGCAACACAACAGAAACTGATCGCGGCTCGCAGCCAACTGGATGCGCTCCGCACCGTCGCAGCGAACGTGCGCGCCGCAACCCGATAAGGAGAACCACATGAACGAGTACGAGATCGTGCCGGTCGGCAGCATCGACACACACCCGGAGAACGCACGGCGCGGCAACATCGCCGAGATCGCCGACTCGATTCGAGCGCACGGATTCTACGGGTCGCTCGTCGTTCAGAAGTCAACGAACAGAATCATCGTCGGCAACCACCGTTACCGTGCCGCGGTCGACGCCGGACTTGACGCTGTGCCTGTCGTGTTCGTCGACGTCGATGACGACGAAGCGCGCCGCATCATGCTCGTCGATAACCGCTCAACCGACCGGGCGTCGTACGACGACAGCCGCCTGCTGGAACTCCTCGGCGAACTTCCGTCGCTTGACGGCACCGGCTACGACGACGACGACCTTGATGACCTGATGGCGCTCGTCGACGAGTCACCTATCCCGACGGTGCCGACACCGAGCGGCGGCGACCCAGACGGCAAACATGCTGGCACGCCGGGCGAAGGCGCGTGGCTACAACCCACGTTCGACGACAAGAAGGACGAGTACATGAACCGGTCGACCCGGTCGATCATTCTCACGTTCACGCTCGACGAGTACGACGAGATCGTCGGTGGCCTCACCGCGTTGCGGTCGGCAATGTCGATCGAGTCGAACGCCGAAGTGTTGCGTGTCCTCGTCGCGGAGCGGGTCGCGAAGTCGTGAATGAGATAACTATTGAGCCGCTGCCGTACGACGCTTTCGATGATCTGATAACGCAGCCGCCACCCGCGGAGGTCGATACGACGAGCGGACCGGTGCTAATGCGCGCCACCGCCGGGTTCCTGCTCGCCGCGATCTTGCCGTACGAAGGTGATCTATCTGCCTATCGGCGTGCCTGCATCGAATACGTCTTCGACGCTAACGGTGTGATCCGCGGGTCAGGTATCTCGAACAGGGCGCAGGTGTTCGGCTACGTCGGACGTAATCCGCTGCTCGGCCGGTATGGCTGTTCGGTGACGTCGGGTGCCCGTAGACACCCGGAGGCTCACGCTACGTTGTGCGCTGCCGGGGAAACGCTCGCCGACATGATGCGCCGCCATCTTCCCGAGGTCGTTCCGCAACAAGAAATCGAGATGCAGAAAGTGCATGCCGACTGGACGTTGCCGGGCGGGTTCTGGACGTCCGGGGTCTTGAACGAAACATCGGAACTGCCGTACCACTACGACCGTAACAACCTTGACGGCTGGTCAGCAATGGTGACGATACGTCGCCACACCCGCGGCGGACATCTGCATGTACCGGCGCTCGACACCGCGTTCCGGTTACGCGACGGCGACGTGCTGTTCTTCAACGGTCGACGGTTACTCCACGGTGTGACACCAATCCAGAAACTTCGCGACGACGCATACCGGTACACCTCGGTCTATTACCCGGTCAAGAAGTTGACGCGATGCCTGCCGTGTGATGAGGAGATCGCGGCGGCGCGTCGACGCTCCACCGAAGCCGAAACGAACCGTCGAGCACGACACGCCGCCGCTAACGACAACGACTGACTAGATACCCACCGGATAGTGGTGGTAACCACGGTTCGGTGTGGCATACTTGTGTTCGTGGGAGACATCGAGCGACATACCGTTGACGCGCGCCACAGCCGCAGCCAACCGGGTTGATCGCCGACCCTCACCGTTTCGCGTCGACGACGCCATCAACACAACGAACAGGAGACACCGATGATCCTTGAATGGGAGATCACCAGAACCGATCAGCCGGGCGGCGCATGGATGTCCACCCGGCGTGTCGTCATCGAACAAGTACACGGCGACCCGGAACAGCCAGACACGATGACGGTTGTACGCACCGTGCAAAGCATTCGCCGGGAGGCGTACACGACGTTGACGAACGTCCGTCGAGCAGTCGCGGCGGAACTCCGCCTCGATAAGCGCGTCCGGTTCCGTAAGGAATCAGACACGGAATACACCTACACCTACAAGCCTGAAACATTCGGAGGCGAATCATGAAAAGGAATGGACGACGCGCACTCATCGAGCGGCCGGACATCAAGAACACGGCACACCTCGATCTGCTCGACGCTGTCGAGCGGACGTTGGTGTCGTACCGTTGGGGCATCGCGACGGGGGAACCGTTGACGCAAGCAGAAACAGCCGCAGCGATGAACACGACACGCGACACGGTACGTCGTGTCGAAGCAGGAGCAGCACAGAAAATCATTGAGCATCTCCAGTCGACGCCGCGCACCGACCCGGTGCCCGTATCAGAGATCGCGTCGCTCCGCGTCCGCGTTGACGAGTTGTCTCGACGGCTCGACGTGCTCGCCACCCTCGACGAGATTCTCGCGGACGTCATCGTTGACGTCACGCATCTCACCGAGATCGTCGAACAGCCGAAGCGTCGCCGCTTCCGCCGCAAGTCGTGACGCGCCGCAAACACCGCGGTCAGGTCGGCACCGTACTGGCTGACAGCCTCGGCCGAGACCTACGGTCAAGCGCGGCACGCCGCACACAGCAACAGCGTGTCACCACTCCAGCGCAGTACAGCGTGAGGCGTGTGCCGTGACGGTCGACGAGTGGCTGAAGATCGGTTGGGACAACGGATGGTGTTCACCGCCGGTATGCGGCATACACGACGGCATCCCAATGTCCTACGACGAAGAAGAAGAAGATGAGCCGTGCGTAACGGTTGTCCGTGTGTATGGGTCGGACGAGACCCGCACCGCTGTCGAGAACGATCACTCGCCGACGGTGTGGCGCGCCCGCGCGCTCGGCTGGCACGAAACGTAAGGCACGCACACGGGTGGCCTGTGATCTTTCATCATGGGCGCGTGCTTCCCTCTCATCGTCGCGCAGGGGCAGACGGTGAGAGGGCGACACCCGGTAGCGGCAACGACGTTCAGCGCAACATGATTACGATGAGATACAGGGACAACCATGAGTGATTATCCGTTACGAATCCTGAGCCTCGGTGCTGGCGTGCAGTCGACGACGTTGCTGCGGATGATTATCCACGGCGAGTTGCCGATGATCGATCACGCGATCTTTAGCGATACCGGCTGGGAACCGCAAGCCGTCTACGACCATCTCGACGTGCTGAAAGGCGAGTGCGCCGACGCGGGCATCCCGCTGCACATCGTGTCGAACGGCAACATACGGGAGGACACGCTCGACTTGGACAAACGATCAGCCGCCCTACCTGTACATCTGCTCAACCCGGACGGCAGCGAAGCGTTAGCGCGCCGACAGTGCACGGCCGAGTACAAACTCAAACCGCTCGTCGAAAAGCAACGCGAACTGGCTGGTCTCAAACCCGGCGAGCGTTGCAAGGAGCACCGCATCACCACGATCATCGGTATCTCATGGGACGAGATGCAACGAATGAAAGACCCGATGTTCTCATGGATACGTAACGAGTACCCGCTCGTCGACAACTACATCAAACGGCACGACTGCATCCGCTGGAACACCGACCACGGATACCCGCCGCCACCGAGGTCGTCGTGCATCGGCTGTCCGTTTCACAGCAACGCAGAATGGCGAGCGATCCGAGCCGACCCTGAACTGTGGGCGGAAGCAGTCGCGTTCGACGAAGCGATCCGCGCACCACAGAAGAATCGGCAATCCGTCGCGTTCCTTCACCGCCAACGCGTACCGCTCGTCGAAGCCGACATTCGCAGCGAAGAAGAAAAAGGTCAAGGCACCCTGTTCGACATCGAGTGCGAAGGCATGTGCGGCATCTAAGCGTTGAGACGGCGACGTCGTTTCTCCTCGAACCGTTGCCGCTCCGTCATGCCACCCCACACTCCCCAATGCTGATGATGTTCAAGCGCGTACTCCAAACAGTCGACCCGCACCGGACACTCAGCACACAACGCGAGCGCCTTCAACGGCCGTCGACCTGACCGCGGATAGAACCAGTCGATCGGCTCACCACGACACGCAGCCTGCTGCGCCCACACACCCGGCGCAGGAATACCATCAGGCAAGTCAATCACCCGACGGATACTACACCGCACAGCCACTACGCTTAAGCCATGACCGAACTCACTCTCGACACCTACACACCGACACGCCGCGAACTCAAACAACGACCACTCGACTTCTACGTCCGACCCGACTCCAGCGACATCAAAGCAATCCAAGAAGTCGTCGACGGCAACGGCTACCAACGGCCACGCCTCGGCTTCACATTCGAACCCGCCGACCGATGGCTAGACGGCGGCGCGAACGTCGGCGCGTTCTCCGTCTGGGCAGCATGGCACAACGTCGAACACATCACCACCGTCGAACCCGACCTCGACCACATCCACATCACCGACCTCAACCTCACACGCAACGGCTACACCACCAACCTCGTACACGGCGCGCTCGTCCCCAACGACTACACCGACAACCACGTCACACTCCACACCTGCGACAACCCGAAGAAAGCATGGAGACACTCCATCATGTGGGAACGCCGAGACAGCCACCCAGTCCAAGTACCCGCCCACCGCATCAACACCGTCATCAACGACAACAACATCAACGCAGTCAAACTCGACATCGAAGGCGCAGAAATACCAATGCTGTGCTCCGACACGTTCCCACACCACCAACTCAACAAACTCGTATTCGAATGGTCATTCGACGTCGAGCGACGCATGTCCGTACTCCGCGGCGTCCTCGACACCATCTACGACCAATACCCCAACGTCAAACTCTCCAAGAACAACCTGCCGTGGCACCTACCGACCTACGACTTCTTCCCGCCACAAGTACTCGTGTACGCATGGAAGTAGAACACGCCGCGACCTGATCGCCTACACTCACAGGAAACACGGCAGGAAACCAGAAGGGCAGGACACATGGCGCGACGCAAAGTCGACCCGGAACTCTCCGAGAAGCAACGCCGCGCGGTGGAACTCCGCAAGGCAGGATTGTCGTACGATCGTGTCGCCGAGTTGGCTGGGTACTCGAATCGGTCGGGTGCGTGGAAAGCCGTGAAGGCGGTGCTCGAACGGAACGAAACTGATTCGGCTACCGAGATGCGTGTGCTCATGGCGGAGCGGCTCGACACGTTGTTTGAGCGGGCGTACCGCGCGGTGCTGGAAGGCGACCTGTCGCAGATCAAGAACTGTATTGCGATTGAGAAGCGGCGGGCTGACCTGTTCGGGTTGGACACGCCGAAGCAGGTGGAGGTCGCCGGTCCGGGCGGCGGCGCGATCCAGACGGACGTCGGGTCGCTGTTGTACGAACGTATCCGTGCCCTGTCGGACGCCGGTGAGATTCCGAACGTGATCGACGTGGAGGAGGCCGAAACCGATGAGGTCGATCGCTGAACAGTTAGCGACGCTTGACCGCGACAGTTTGGACAAAGTGTTCGCCGGGTTCTCGCCGTCCGAGCAGCAAGCACTCATGTACGAGTGGTCGCTGTGGCGGCGACCGAAGCAGGCAACACCGGACGGACTGTGGCGCGTCTGGCTGATTCTCGCGGGTCGCGGGTTCGGCAAGACCCGCACCGGAGCAGAGTTCATTCGTGAGCAGGTCGAGTCCGGGCGTGCCGGGCGTATCGCGCTCGTCGGTGCGACCGCCGCGGATGTGCGCGACACGATGATCGAAGGTGCGTCCGGGTTGCTGTCGGTGTTCCCACCTGACCGTCGTCCGTCGTACGAGCCGTCGAAGCGGCGCGTCACGTTCTCGAACGGCGCGACAGCGGTCGCCTACTCGGCGGACAAGCCTGACCGGTTGCGTGGACCGAACCATGATCTTGCATGGGCGGACGAGTTGGCTGCGTGGCGCTACATGGATGCGTGGGATCAGTTGATGCTCGGTCTCCGCCTCGGCGACCAGCCGCGTGTCGTCGTCACGACGACACCGCGACCGATACCGATCGTGCGTCGGCTCGCCGCGGACGACACCGGCAAGGTGCATCTCACGACCGGCTCGACATACGAGAACGCGGCGAACCTGTCACCCGAGTTCATCGACGAGATGCGTCGCCGCTACGAAGGCACCCGCCTCGGACGGCAGGAGTTGGAAGCACAGATCATCGACGACGTCGACGGTGCCCTGTGGGAACGCGCGAACATTGACGAGCATCGCAGCCATCAGCCGCCACCGTTACGGCGCGTCGTTGTCGCTATCGACCCGGCGGTGACCGCCGGTGAGGACTCCGCTGAGACCGGCATCGTCGTCGCCGGTGTCGACTCGGCGGGTCGCGGCTACGTTCTCGATGATCGGAGTCTGCGCGCGTCGCCGGGCGACTGGGCGGCTGCGGCGGTCGCCGCCTACCACACTCATAAGGCCGACGTCATCGTCGCCGAAGCGAACCAAGGCGGAGACCTCGTGTCGACGTTGATCCGCACCGTTGACGACCGTGTGCCTGTCCGTATGGTGCGAGCGTCGCGCGGCAAGCGGACACGCGCGGAACCGGTCGCCGCGCTGTACGAGCAAGGCAAGGTGCATCACGTCGGGTTCTTGACGGCGCTGGAAGATCAACTGTGTTCGTGGGTGCCGGACATCGGCGATTCGCCGGACAGGCTCGACGCGCTGGTGTGGGCGTTAACGGAGTTGATGATCGACGGCGCGCGGGCGGCTCCGGTGGTGGCTCCGGCGTCGCTGACCCAGTCCTCACCATGGCGACTCTAACCGCTAATCGAAATATTTCGCATTAGGGTTGCGCGTGGTGGTGTTCATCAGTAATACTTCTTGTATGAGCAGCACAGCAACCACCACCAACAAGACCATCACCGTCGCCGGTCGCACCTACGAGCAGCGCAAGATGAGCGAACTGGTCGCAGGCGACGTCGTCCTCGTCGGCTACGACATGGGCGTGAACCTCTACACCGGCAAGTCGATGAACTTCCTGCCGATGAAGCACCAGATGAACAACTCGGCGACCCGCGCAGACCACAGCGTTCGTCGGCACAGCGTGGACGTCGCCCGCATCAGCGAGCGGATCATTGGTGTCACGCCGCTGAGCAGCAAGAACATCTGCGCGAAGGGCTACAAGTTCGGTCGCAACGATCGCATCTGGGTGGAGGTGAAGTGATGAGCGCCGCAACCACCAACACCTTCAACCCGACCCGTGGTCTCCGCGTCCGCGACATCGAGAACGGCAGCGAGTGGGTCGTCACCAACAAGCGCGGCGACATCATCTGGCTCACGCCCACCCACAAATACGGCAAAGTCCGCGGTGGCGCGAGCGCCCTGCACCGTAAGTTCTGGGGTCGTTTGGAGGTCGCGGTATGAGCAACACAGCAACCGCGACACACCGCGTCAAAGGAACGAACAGCGACGCGACGACGTGCGCGTGCTGCGGCCGCGATGACCTGACGCGCGTCGTCTGGCTCGCACCGCTCGACACCGACGACAACGAAGGCACCGCCGAACCGTACGGCTCGACGTGCGCCGCCCGGCTGATCGCACCCGGTGCTACCCGCGGCGTCGCCAGCCAACTCGTCAACATCTCGCGCGCTATCACATACATCCAGAAGTGGACAGCGCGCGGCTACGACCACAGCGATATCTGCTCGGAGGTCGGTGTCCGCTTCAACGTGTGGGCGACCGACGAAGGCACGCACATCTCAATCAACACACCCACCGGTTGGACGGAGGTCAACTGATGAACACCACAGCAACACACACACCTGAGATCACCCGGTTCGAGGTCGGCAAGACCTACGAGTGCCGGAGCATCTGCGACTGGCAATGCGTCTGGGCGTTCACCGTCACCAAGCGCACAGCGAAGTTCATCACCGTCGTCAACGAGCGCGGCGAGGAGTCGCGGGTCGGCGTGTCGATCTTCCTCGACGAGGAGCGCGCGAAGCCGATGGGACGATTCGCTTACGCGCCGATCATCATGGCAGGCAGGGAGACCGTCCGATGAGCGCGCACACGATGAGCGAGGTGTATTGCGACATCTGCCAAGAAGGTGAAAGCGAGTGGCACCTGAGCGTGAGCCAGTTGCGCGCCCAGTTGAAGGAGCAAGGCTGGAAGCGCCGCAACGGTGAGGACATCTGCTCGCGCTGCATCGAGCGAGGAGCGACACGATGAACGCCGTACCGCTACCGGTCGACTGGCGCGAGTTCTTCACCGAGTACCTCGCCGAGTTCCGCGACCTGCTCGAACAGCGCACCCGGCGCTCCATACCCGGCCTATCACCGAACATGTGGACACCCGACGTGCTCGACGTGTTCGTGTTTCCGTTCGGCATGGTGGAAGTGTCGACCGGTGTCTGGGACGCGCTCGGCGAACGACCCCGGCGCGCGAAGCGCGGTGTCGGCATCACCGTACGGCTCGGCACACCCGACGAGCACCGACTAGCGGACGGACTGTCGCAACTCGTGTCCGACGACGACGCCACTATCACCGACGTACGGCGCGTGTTCGACAACATCGTCGCCGAGGCAACGCGCCGCCACGGATGAAACGCCGCCGCTGGAGCGACGCCGACCGTCAACGGTTCCGCGACCGTGACCGTCTGCGCGCACAGCGGATACCGAAGAAGCGACGACCGCCACCGGACTTCGATGAGTGGCGGCGCTGACGGACTGACCGACCCGCGTTGTACGCTCGGCGCTGTGACCAGCCCGACGGACTGCTCGATCCAATGCGGCTACTGCGGCGGACGGATGAGACAGGAACACGCCCACTACCGGTGCGTCGAGTGCGGTCGCCGCGATGCCTGCTGCGAAGGCGTGTACTGATGGCGCTCGGCTCGCAAGGCGAGATCGGTGTCGAGTTCCGCACCGGCACGACTGACATTCACTACCCGTGGATCGTCGACGGTGAACAGCGGCACCTGATGTACGGCGACTCGGTCATCGGGTTCGTGCTCGGCCGACCCGACAACGTGTATCCGCCTGACGGCGACTTCGTGTGGGCACGTGTGCGAAGCGACAGCCAAGACACCGACTAATGCGATACAGTCTCCGACTGTGGAGCCTGCTGACCTTGACGCCGTAACGAAGGCGCGCCCGACCGCGACCGACTTCATGGAGGTCGGATCGAGCGGCCTGCACCAGTACGGCGGCGAGATCAGGCAGGACTTCCTGCGCCAACTCCAAGGCAAGCAGGCGTACGCGAACTTCCGGGAGATGGCAGACAACGATCCGGTCGTCGGCGCGATGCTGCACGCGATCGAAATGCTGATCCGTGGCGTCGATTGGACGGTCGAGCCGTCCGACGCGGACGATGAGCGCGCGATCGCCGAAGCCGAGTTCGTGTCGACTTGCCTCGGCGACATGTCGCACTCGTGGGCGGACACGCTGTCGTCAATGCTCGGGTTCCTCGTCTATGGATACTCGTACCATGAGGTCGTCTACAAGCGGCGTCAGGGCTACACGAAAGACCCGCGCACCCGCTCGAAGTTCACCGACGGACGTATCGGGTGGCGCAAGTTGCCGACACGGTCGCAGGAAACGATCGAGCGGTGGGAACTCGACGACACCGGCGGCATCCGCGGCGCGTATCAGAACGACCCGAACGCCAAAGGCAAAGGCGTCGTGTTCATCCCGATCGAGAAGGCGTTGCTGTTCCGCACCACGACGAAGATGAACAACCCGCAGGGTCGCTCGATTCTGCGTAATGCGTTCGTGCCGTGGTACTACAAACGCCGTATCCAAGAGATCGAAGCGATCGGCATTGAACGTGACCTCGCAGGTCTGCCGGTCGCGTTGGTGCCACCACAGATGCTGTCGGACGCGGCGACGCCGGGTGAACGTGCCGCGCTCGACGCGATCAAACAGATCGTCCGCAACATCAAACGCGACGAGCAAGAAGGCGTCGTGTTCCCGCTCGCCTACGACCCGGAGACCGGACAGAAAGCGTTCGACCTCACGTTGCTGTCGACCGGTGGGCGACGCCAGTTCGACACCGACGCGATCATCGCCCGTTACGACCAGCGCATCGCGATGACGGTGCTCGCCGACTTCCTGTTGCTCGGCCACGAGAAAGTCGGCACTCAGGCGTTGTCGGTGTCGAAGATCGACCTGTTCATCCGTGCGATCGACTCGTACCTGTCGGAGATCACCGAGGTGTTCAACACGCACGCGATACCGCGCCTCATGCGGATCAACGGTGTCGACGAGTCGCTGTCGCCGTACCTGTCGGCGCAGACACCACGCAACGTCGACCTCGGCCAGATCGGTTCGTTCATCACGTCGATGGCGCAGGCCGGTGCGCCGCTGTTCCCCGACGAAACTCTCGAAGGTCATCTGCGCGGGCTGGCAGGGTTGCCGAGGACAGAGGCCGAGGAGGTCTGACCGGTGCCCGGTTCTGTCCGGGCTATCCGCCGGACGCTCGACCCGGTGCGAGGCCGCGGCCGTGTGCCGCTCTCCAAGCGTCGCACACCCGGACACCCGGAGTTCCGGCCGACGGACACACCGACGCTGTCCCGACTAGAGGAACGCATCACCGACTCCATCGTCGACGTCGTTGACAGCATCCCGCATGAGAGCCTGCTAGAAGCCGTTGTGAGCGGCGATGTAGCCGAGTACGGGCGCGTGGTGCTCGACACGCTCGCCGCGCGTTCTGACGCGATTGAGCGGGCGTTGATGGATGCGTTCGTCGCGTCCGGTGACGCAGCCGCGATCGAGATTGGTAACGACCTAGCGCGCGCCTACCGGCGGGTCGGCAAGTCAGTCACGAAAGCAGACGCACCGTTGCCGTCCGACGTTGCGCTCCGCTTCCGGTTCGACCGTACCGACCCGCGCGCGGTCGACTGGGTACGCCGCGAGTCCGGCGCGATGATCACGAACATGGTGCGCTCCGAACAGGAAGCGATCCGCACGATCATCGACGCATCATTCTCGGCGCAGCAAACCGTACAGCAGACCGGTAGCGGTATCTTCGCGCAACTCCGCACCGTCACACCGTCCGCCGGGGCGCGCGAGTTCGCTGACACGCTCGGCTCGAACCTGAACGGGTTGACCGCACGGTACGAACAGGCAGTCATCAACCGTGTCCAGTCGCTCGGCGATGATCTCGCGGCGCGCGGTGTGACCGGCACGAAAGCGCTCGACCAGATGCGGAAGGAAGGCGACCGGTACGCGGAACGTCTGCGCCGTGCCCGCTCGAAGACGATCGCACGCACCGAACGTATGCGCGCCCACAATCAGGCACGGCTGCTGTCGTTCCAGCAAGCGGTCGACTCGGGTATCGCCTCGGCCGAGTACTCACGGAAGCAATGGAAGACCGGTCCGTTCGATGTGTGCCCGGTCTGCGTCGCGATGCAAGGCGCAGAGTCGAAAGTGAACGAGGCGTTCACGTTGCCGAACGGCAGTCAGGTCGAAGCACCACCGGCGCATCCGAACTGCCGATGCACGATGACAATGCGGACAGACACCCGGCTGTACGACCCGCCACAGAACCTCGGCACGGGCACACCGGGCGATCCGTTCCGTACGACACCGCGTGACTTCTCGGACGCAGGTCGACGTGCCGCCGCACAGGGTTTGCCGACCCCACCCACACCTGCCGCGCCGACATCGACCTCGCCTGCCCAACAGCCGCAGTCGATGACGTTCAGCGACCAAGGCATGACGAAGGACGACGCCGCGCGCTGGTTGTCGGACAACGTGTCGCAGGCGTCGATGACACCGGACCAACAGATGTTGCAAGCGTGGTATCGAGGCGGAGGGTATGGCGACATCAACCGCACACTTCGCGGACGATGGGGTCAGTACAACGATCCGAACCGACCGCTGTTTCGTGCGGGTACAGGGCATGAGGAGAAGAAACCGCTGATGCGATGGCTGCGGTCGCAAGTGGATGAGGCGGATGAGATATTCGAGGTCGACGGTGCGTACGTTCGCACGACTCGCGACTCGAAGTTGACCACAGCGCAGTTAGTGACTGATCGCCTCGACGATCTTGACGCGTTGGCGTCGTCGACCATGCAGCGAGACGTCACGTTGTTCCGCGGGTTGAAAGGCGACCTTGGTGACCTGTCTCCGGGTGACTTGATCCGGGACGAGGGGTTTATGTCGACGACCCTCGTGCGGAATGTGGCCGCGAAGTTCGCGAAGGGGCGCGGCGACACGATCCTCCGCATCAACGCGCGAGCGGGGCAACGGGTTGTCAACATTGGCGGCAAGTGGGAGTCGGAGTTGGTGCTTCCTCGTGGTACTACCATCCGCATCGTCAACGTCGACCGAACTGGAAAGCAGGTGGTGATAGATGCCGTCATCGAAGCGACGTGACCGATACGTCGACCGTGGACCGGGCGATGACATCGGAGCGCACATCGACGACCTAGTCGTCATCAGAGGCAACAGAGAAGACCAACAGGAGAACAGCAACGATGGCGATCAACGTCCCGTCCTACGTTCGCGCTAACGCTCGGCGCGGTCTCGACCTGCTTGAGTTCGCAGGCGACGGGCTGCGTCCACGCACCGTCCGCGAAGCACGCGCGATGGCGCGCGGCGACATGACAGCCGACAAGGTGCGGCGTATGGCGGCGTGGCTGGCACGCCACGAAGTTGATCTACGGTCGCCACGCGCCGACGCCTACCTCGACGACGAGTCGGAGCGACCCACCGCCGGGCAGGTCGCGTGGCTGTTGTGGGGTGGCGACATCGGCCGAGCGAACCGTGACCGAGCGAAAGACTGGGCAGACCGCACCCGTGACCGGCTCATCGACGAAGGCGAACTATCGAAAGAAGTGTCGCCGCGGGTACGGCAGGCGCTACAGACGAAAGTCGACGAGCACAACGAGCGGTACAGCGCCGACAGCAAACAGGTGACGCTCGCCATGCTGACAGCGGTGTTCGAGCGCGGCGTCGGCGCGTACAACACGAACCCTGAGTCGGTGCGGCCGAACGTGACGTCGTCCGACCAATGGGCGTACGCCAGAGTGAACACGTTTCTTCAAGCGGTACGCAACGGCAGGTTTCCGGGTCGCGCGTTCGACACCGATCTGCTGCCCGAGGGACATCCGCTGTCCACCCGAGACTGACCTGAGAGCCGCCCAGACGGCCGCAGAAAGCACGAACCCGCCCCGTCGGGTGTGACAGGGCGGGTTCGCGTCAAGCGCGCTGTGGGGAGAGAATCAGCAGGAGACCTGCGCGCGCTCGATGATCTCGGCGTTCGTGGGACGCTTGAAGAAACCGAACAGGCGATCGTCGCCGCTCGGTTCGATCGTCGCGGTGAACCGGACACGATCACCGACGTTCGTTCCTTCCTCGGTCGTCCGGTAGTCGATGTAGCCGTCGTCCTCTTCGACTTCTTCCCACTTGCCACTCAACGCCTTCGGGACGGTGCCCCACACCGCCCAACCTTCGGCGGTCTCGACTCGCATCTTCCAAGTGCGCCCGTACTCGTTCACGATCTCGCGCATCGTGATGACGCGACCCTCGACGACGACCTTGCCGACCGGCACCGACTCGGCGTTCGCGCGTGCCGCTTCCTCCGCCGCACGCTCCTCCGCCTTGCGTGCCATCTCCTCACGCCAGCCGACCGCACCAGCGGGCGCATACGCGGCGAGACCGAACGCCTTGCGGCCGATGTTGACGCTGTCGGCGATCCGACGGAGGTTCGCACCGAACTCGCCGTCCTGTGACCGCATGTAGTCGAGCACCTGCTCGACGGTGACCGCGGCGCGAGGAGCGGACTCCAATGCGCGACGCTCGTCAGCCCAGTCCTTGTGATTGTAGAAGTCGCCGCGCAGCATCGCCTCGACGATCCGCTTCGTCGGTGTACCGAACTCCGAGGTGGCCTTGTGGTAACCGAGCCGGTTCGCCTCGATCGCGGCGGCGATCACGATGCCGGTCGGGAACTCGATCGCCGCGTTGCTGCGCTCGCCCTCGTCGATGTCACCCTCGACCGCGTCGAACAGGATCGTCGTCCACCACGGGTTGTGACCGAGGAAGTCCTGCGCGCATGACCCGCCGACCTGCATTTCGTCACCGGCGTCGTTGCGGACGAACAGCACCTTCTTGCGTGTGGCGCGGCGACCGCAATGGTCGCACCGCTTCATGTCGACGTCGGTCGGTGCGTCGATGTCGTCGGCGAGCGTGAAGATCATCGGCTCGTCGGTTGCTGTGCCGTCGGCGACCGCGGTCAGCACCCAGCCGCCGGTGAACCGGACGAGATCGCTGAACGACACGGTGACGGTGTAGGTGTGGTCGGTCTCGCCGGTGACCTCGTTGATGAACTCGGTCACCTCGGTGGTGGCGGTCAGGTCGGTGGCGATGCCTTTCTTCGCGGCGCGGGTCGCGAGGCGGCGAACCTTGCTCTCGATGATCGCGGCGTCGACCGCGGTGTTGCAAGTACGAGTGATCGTGTTCATCGTGCGCCTCCGAACTGTGCGTAAGCGGCACCGGCGTCCTCGGCGCAACCGCCACCGTTGACCCATGACATCGTGAACTCGGCTCGCATCTCGGCCTCTTGAGTGGCGTTCCAATCGTCCATCATCGCTGCCTGCTCCTCGGGAGTAGCCCAGTCGAACTCGTCCTGCTCGGTCCAACCGTCTGAGCAGCGAGCGTCGAGGTGAGCGACTGCTTCGGCGAGTGTCGCCTTGCCGTTACGGTGAGCGACTCGCTTCATCGCGTCCTTGATCTGTGCTGCGGTGTAGTTCATCGTGGTCTCCTTCGTGTTGGTGTTCTCTCCCACGTCGTTAAGTATTACCGACAGAACAGCATCGCGCAACTCTAAGCGCCGCGACGGCCGTTAGCGCGCGGGCTGGTGGACGTCGGACGTCGCTCAACCGGTAGCGTGCTACCGTTGCCACCGTGGCTACGAAGCGTGAGGGCGGCGAACATGTCGCCCATTAGAACGAGTTGACGGCTGACCACAAGTGACGCGCTAGGCCACAACCCACAGAGAACAGAGGAGACACCGGACGTGCTGAAAGGCTACGGCTACGACATGAAAGACGACGACGGAGCGATCGACCCGCTCGACGAACTCCTTGACGCCTACCAGTCGTTCCTGCGTGCGGGCATGGTCGACTTCGCTGACGAGGTCATGGGGTTCGTGCACGAGTTGCAGACGATCATGGTCGGCGTCGAACGCGCCACATCCAAAGGACACGACATGGGGTACGCCAACCCGGTCGGCTGTCTCGCACAGGCATACCTCGGTCTCGTCATGTTCCCAGACTCACGCGACCTAGCGCGCCGGGTGCTCGCACTCATGGATCGTGCCGCGGACGCGATGCGACCCGACGAACAGCAACCGGCTGAACCCGAGGGAGAGAACGACGATGAAATGGCTGCGGGCTACGGCGACGGTGGCGGCGGCGGCAACGGTGGGTCTGGCAGCGGCCGTCGTCGTGTCCGCCGTGAGATACGGATCGAGGCTGACCAGTTCTGCGTGTACAGCGAGACCGGTCGTTCGTTCGGTTGCTACGCCGACCGTGACGCAGCCGAGGCGCGCCTCGCACAGATAGAACGATTCTCCGAGGCGACGCTATCGAAGGCGACGCTCGACATGCTCGTCGAGTTCCACGACGCATCCCACAAGGTCGACGTCGTCACCGCCGCCGTCAAAGAAGTCCACGACCTCATCAGCGACGAGATCGAAGTCGTGTACGAGATCGCCGAACCGTACGCGCTACCCAACACCGTCAAGCAGGCGATGCTGACCCGGCTCGACTCCGCGTTCGTATCGAAAGCAGCCGAGTACAAATACACGCTCGGTCCCGCTTATGTGCCGATGCGCGAAGACGCACACGGCGAGTTCACCGACACCGTCACGCTACAAGCCGCAATGTGGGACTGGGTACGCAAGGGCGACCGCACGATCTATCTCCAGCACTCCGATAAGGCAGCAGGCGAGATGGTCGAGATGATGACGTTGCCGTTCCCGCTCGAAGCAGAGTTGACTGTGCCCGGTCAAGGCGTCACGAAGTACACGTTCCCGGCGGACACTCCGTTCCTCGGTGTCGTCTGGGAAGACTGGGCGTGGGAGATGGTGAAGGCCGGACAGTTGCGCGGCTACTCGATCGGCGGGTCGGCGAAGCGCGTCGAGGCCGATCTCCCGGTTGAGGCGACGCTCTAACCCAACTCGTGACGTAGCGCGTCAACGAACGCGCGTGCTTCCTGATAGCGACCCACGTCCATCAGTTCTTCGAGCGTCGCGAGATGTTCGCGTATCTGTGTGCGCGTGATCGTCTGCCTGTACTCGTCGACCTCACGGCCATCAACCCAGTTCGGCAGGACGTAGATGTGGCAGCGGTCGCGGCGCTCGACGAGCCGCACGATCGCACCGGCCTTGTGCAGCACCGACAGCGCACCGGATGCCTGCCCGTGATGCCACCGGTACCACGCCGCAAGGTCTTTCCATGTTGCGCCGTACACCGCTTGCCGGGCGAGATGGTCAATGACTTGCCGTTGACGTCGGGTCGTCGTGCCATCGCGGTCGTCGCGGCGTGCCCGCTCGGCGCTCGCCGCCGACCCGGAATGACCGGAAGTCCCTGCGTACGGCAGGACAGGCAAGTCGAACAGGTTCGGGTCGTCGTTCATATCCGCTCGTATCTTTCTGTAGTCGGGTTCCATTGGAGTGGCACCGGGACGCTCGGCAGCGGCGGTGTGCGTTTGGTGCGCCGCGACGGCACCTGCTGTATCGCTGGTATGCCGACCGAGGTGACTCGGGTGCGGAGCACTCGCCGTTTCTTCGCGGTCATGCCGCCACGGATACCGAAGTCCTGATCTGCTGCCATCTTGAATGCTTCGACGAGACAGTCGAGCGCGACCGGACACGAGTCGCATATCGCTTTGATGTCCGGCTTGATGCGTCCGTCGTCTGGGAAGAACATGTCGGTAGGTGCGCCGCGGCACGCCGCGCTGTCAGCCCAACTCATCTCGACTCCTATCGCCCATCCACGCGGCTATGGCGACCATGCCGCGAATGACAACCCACGCACCGGCGAAAGTTCCGACAGCCCACGCGACGTCAACCCAACTCATCGGGTCGGTTCCTTTCGGGTGCGGAGAATGTCCGCGATCTCGTCGACCTTGATGTCGCCCATCGCGACGAGCATCAGCAGTTTGTGGTACTCGCGTGCTTTGAGGCGATAGTCGGTCGCGTCGCGTTCGGCGTCACGCAGTCGCGCGTTCACGTCGGACAGTTGCCGTTGCAGCCGATCAGCGCGCTCATCAGGCGTCAGTTCCGGTGCCCGATAGGTTTCGCGATCGCGATGCTCGACGCAGTACCCAGAGATGGTGTACGACATCGCACCACAGAAGCAGCGTTCACGTTCATGCGACATGTCAGACTCCGAACACTTCGTCGTGGGCTTGATACAGATACTCCCACCCGGTTTGCACCATGAGTTCCTGCGCTCGCTCGTAGTCGAGTGCGTCCATCAGTTCGACCGCGCGCTCGTTGACGTATTCGCTGTCGAACCGCTGGTCATCGTCTGGCGTGTTGTCACGCACGAGTTCTTCGAAGTCGGACAGCGTGAACACGGTGCCGCACCACCCGTGCTGCTCCATGAGGACGCGGAGCAGGTCGAGCGATTCTTCGGCTGTCAGTCCGGCGACCGCGGTGACGGCGGCGCTGTACTGTTCGGCGCTCACGACGTCACCTCGTCGCTATTGCGGGCGTAGATGCTGTCGGCGGCGGCGTGCGCGTCGCGGTAGCAGTCGTCGCACACACGGTCACCGCGGATGCTGTCCGGATACTGTCCGTCGCCTTCCGGGACGATGACACCGCACGAATCACAGTTGAGCGAGTCGTCGCGCTCGACGCCTTGCCACTCGTCCGCGAGATCGGCGAGACGTGAGGCGAGGAGCCGCAGGTCGTCCGGGTCGGCAGCGTTGAGGTACAGGACATGTCCGATCGACCCGGTCAGTCGGATGGTGCGTGACCGGTCGGCGTGGTCGCAATGATGTCGAGCGTTCGCCGCGGCGCTCGCCGCGTGGAACGAGAATGCGCTGTGTGTTTCATTCATGGGTTCCCCTCCTATTGGGATGCTGGTAGTAGTTGATTGCAGGTCGGGTTGTCGCACAGGTCGATGCCTGTGACGGCGGTGCACGCGGCGGCGGCTGTGAGTAGCACACCGACGAGAACTACCGCGGCAACAGTTTGACGGATCAGGTAGCGCCAGCGCGGCAGGCGCGTCGGTCGCGGCAGGGTCGCGGTCATCGCGTCACCTCTACTTTTTCGTATGCGCCGAGCCAGCAACCGCGGTTGCGACCTTCCACGTTTTTGATGTTGACACCGTGAACGGCTCCCCGCTTGAAGGTGAACGACACATGTTTGACCGTCGCCCAATCGTCACCGGGGAACAACCGGTAGACCGTCCCGGCTGTGAGGTCGATCGCTTCGATGGTGGTTGCTGTGGTGCTCATCGCGTCACCTCTTTGATCGCGACGACCCGAGCGGTGTACCCATAGTCGGTCTCGTATTGCTGCTCGATCCGGGCGGCGTGTCCCCATGCGTGCTCGACGTTGATCGTGTAGACGGTCTCGGTGTGGGTGCGGCGATCGCATCGCACCTTGACCGCGAACTCGCGCATCGCGCTCATCACTTCACCTCGCTGTTGTCGATGAACATGCTGGTGTGTTCGCTGATAAGCAGTTTGCACATCTGCAATGTCGCCTCAGGTTCGATCATCCAATCGGTGACGTTGCCGTCGGGCAGCATCTCGCGGAAGTACCAATACACATATCCGTTTGACGGGTCGGGCATCCGCTCGATGATGATCTCAACCTTGACGTCGATGTCGAAGTTGGCTGGGACGTAACCGCGTGCGACGCGGTGGATGTTGGTGCCGTATGCACCGGGGGCGATGCGACGGAACTTGATCGTGTCGGTGCTCATCACTTCACCTCCGTGAAGAACTCGGCGTCGGCGAGTGCCTGCTCGAACGTCGCTCGTTTATCACAGCAACGGTTCAGTCGACCGCTCGTGGTGACCCAGTAGCCCTCGAACAACGTGCGCCCGTTGACGACTGTCTGCTCGACGTACGCTCCGGGTCGCAACTCGACCGCCTCGGCTGGCTTACGTTCGACCGGCTTACGTTCGACCGTCGCCGTCGCCAACTCCTCTGCTGAGATTCCTTCGAGTGCCAAGTCGCACTTCTTGACGATCGACTCGAACGAACGCTTCATGCCGAAGTAAGTCATGCGCTCGGCATTGTCCCAAGCGTCCTGTGCTTGATCGGCGCACGCCTCTGCTCGAAACTTCGCTTCGTCTCGTAGTGCGTTGATCGCCACCGGGTCGGTCAACGTGATCGTCGTGCCGCCCTTGACTCGACGACCGTTGCTGATCGCTTCGGCAACTGGAACGAGCGCACGGTAGTGTGGGTCGTTGCTGTCGCCGTACGAGTCGCTGAGTGCCGGTGACATTTCGCATTCGCAGAGTTCGGTGATCTTCACCTTGAGTGTCGTGTTCATTGTGGTCTCCTTCTGGTTGTTGTTCTCTCCCACGCAGTTAAGTATTACCGATCAACACGCACTCGCGCAACTTTATGCGCGATGACGCGCGTTAGCGTCTGCCAGTAGGACGTTGGCGGAGCAGACCGTGCTACCGTTACTGCGACCGAACAGCAGGCCGATGGGGGAACAGATGGGGTTAGCCGACGCCATACACAACGAGTTCGACAAAGTCCAGCGGCGTATCTGCCACCTCGGACGCATCGTACGGACGATGCCCGACGATGACCGTGACGCGCTCGCCGCCGCGGTCGACAAGGTGCGCGCCGAACGCATCAACGGCGGTGTACGCAACTCCAACTCGATGGTGACCGCCGCCGCGATCCGTCGGGCGCTCGTCGCCGAGGGATACACCGTGTCGAAAGACACCGTAGAGAAACACGTCGCAGGAACATGCGGCTGTGAGCAGTAATGGGACTCGCCGACAAAATCACCGACGAAGCCATCAAGTCTCCGACCGCGCGACGCGAGGCACTCGGACGCATCGCCGACCTGCTCGACCGTAACGGCATCGACCTTGATGAGATCGGACGAGTGCAGCGTGTATCGCTGTACCAGTCGCTCACCAAGAACGACGACGGCGAAGCCGAGATACATGACCTCGCCGCTGTCCAGTTGTCACCGGCATGGGAAGATGGACCGAAGTGGGAACTGCCGAACCGCGGTCCCGCTATCCGTCTACCTGCCCGCAAAGCGAAACCGTCGAAGGCGACCCGCTGGTCAACGGCGGCGGTGATCCCCGACATGCAGATCGGCTACTTCCGTCTGTCCGACGACACGCTCGAACCGACGCACGACGAGACCGCCATCGAGGTGGCGCTCGCGATCGTTCGTGACATCGACCCGGACGTCGTCGTCCTACACGGCGATAATCTCGACTTGCCGGAACTCGGCAAATACATTGTCACTCCCGCGTATGCGCGGACGACTCAGGCAAGCATCGACCGGGCGACGGTGCTGTGCGCTCAACTCCGCGACGCCGCGCCACGAGCACGCATCATCTGGCTCGCAGGCAATCACGAGGAGCGCCTGCCGCGGCACATCATTCAGAACGCGGTCGCGGCGTTCGGGTTGCGACGCGGAGCCGAGCCGGACGGGTTCCCTGTGCTGTCCGTGCCGTTCTTGTGCCGGATGGATGAGTTCGACGTCGAGTATGTGCCGGGCTATCCGGCGAGCGCATATTGGATCAACGATCGTCTGCGTATCGTTCACGGCGACAAGGTCAACTCGTCCGGGTCAACAGCGTCGAAGTATCTGGCACGCGAGAAGGTGTCGGTACTGTATGGCCACATTCATCGCCGCGAGTGGGCGGAAATGACGCGCGAAGATCACGACGGTCCGCGCACCGTGCTCGCCGCGTCGGCGGGTTGTCTCGCACGCATCGACGGTGCTGTCCCGTCGGTGAAAGGCGGCACCGATCTCGACGGTCGTCCGCTTGTCCGCTACGAAGACTGGCAGCAAGGCATCGCGGTTGTCGATTACGAACCGGGCGACGGCGCGTTCCATCTAGAACTCGTGCCGATCCGTGAGGGACACGCACGATGGAGAGGCACCGACTACGCTCCGGTCAATGACCGAGTGGATTGACCTTGAAGCCGCCGATCATGTCATCGGCTACGGCGTCCACGCGATGACGATCGTCAATGCGGAAGGAGCAGGTCCAGCCTGCTACCTCCAGTTGATTGACGCGAACGACGGCGAAGTGAAGTCGTATCTGCTGAACCCTGATCTGGCGGGTCGGCTCGGTTGGGAGATGGTCGGTGTCATGGCAGGCTACGCCGAGGGTGCGTACGCGCTCGACACCACCCGCATCGGCGACATCGACGACGACGACGATCTGGAATCGCTCGCCCGGTCACTCGGACTGTTCGACGACGACGAGTACGACGACCATGAGGACGACGAGTGAACGTTGCTGTCATCATCTGGCACGACGCGCACGCGGACATGTCCGGCGAATGGAAGTCGCTCGACACTCCCGACCCGGACACCGACCCGTACGAGGTTGTGTCAGTCGGTATCGTCCTTGACCGGAAGGCCGGTGGAAAGCCCGGTCATGTGTCAGTCGCCCAGTCGCTCACCCGTGACGGCTACATCGACTACGTCACGCACATACCTAAGGCCATGGTCGTCGAGCGCATTGACCTGTACGAGATCGGAGTAACTGATGGGCAAGTCCACCTTGACGAAACGCGAGGCGCGCGAAGCGGTGACGTTCCTGCGGCGCGTCGTCGCAAGAGGAGCCGACGAGGAACAGTCACTTCTTCAAGTCATCTCGAAACTCGAAATGATCGTTGACGCAACCTACAACGGACAACAGCGTGAAAGCCTCTAGAGTGTCCGCGATGGCTCGCAGCGTGAAACTCGCCGATCTTGACATCCGGGAAACATCCGGTGTCGATCACCCGGCACATCTTCACGAAGGCTGGCTCGTCCTAAAGTCCGTCACCGACGGTGGCGACACGATCGAAGGAGAACAAGTGGAACTCGAAGTGACCGAGACCGAGGCGCTGGTCGAGGAGCAGGTGACCGAGGTCGCCGCGTCCGTCGACAACGGCAACGCCGAACTGTTGAAGGAACTGGGCGATCTCCGCAAGGAACTCGCTGACATGCGTGCCGAGAAGGAGTCGATCGAAGCCGCTGCCGAACTCGCGAAGGCTGTTGAGACCGCCGCCGAGTTCGCCGCGCTGCCGGGCGTCGACCCGCAGGTGCTCGGCGAAGACCTCGTCAAGATGCGCGCCGCGCTGCCCGAGGTTGCCGAGCGTGTCGAAGCGATCCTGAAGGGTTCCGCCATCGCCATCGGTGAGGCCGGTGTGCTGAAGGAAGTTGGTAGCGACATCGCTGACGTCAGCGACGCCGCCGATGCGTGGGGTCTCATCGAGTCCCGCGCGAATGATCTCGTCGCCAGCGGCGAGGCCAGCAGCATCGCGAAGGCGATCACCATTGTCGCCGAACGCGACAAGGACTTGTACAACCGTTACCTCACCGAGAAGGGACTCTGAGTCATGGCATACGAAGCCGCGCAGATCAAGGTTGGCAACTTCACCGCATCAGCGGATTTGTCAGCCAAGCAGTACCACTTCGTCAAGATGTCGGGCAACAACACCGTGACGGTGTGCGCCGCCATCACCGACGTTCCGATCGGCGTGTTGCAGAACACGCCGACCAGCGGACAAGCCGCCGAGGTGTGCCTGTTCGGAATCACAAAGGTTGTTGCCGATGGCACGCTCGCCGCAGGCAATGTACTCGGCACCTCCGCCGACGGACAGGCTGACGCCATCGCCGCCGGAACCGACACCACCGTCTACACAATGGGCATCGCGCTCAACGCCGCATCCGCCGGTGAGACCGTGGAAGCCTTCATCAACGCAACCGCCGGGCGCGCAGCCTGACCGACCCCAGAGAGCAGAGGTAAGACACCATGCCACAGCCAACACAGAGTCAGGTGCATGTTGATGCGGTACTGACGAACATGTCAGTCGCCTACATGCAAGAGGCCGACTCGTTCGTCGCGTCGCGCGTGTTCCCGACCGTCAACGTCGCGAAGCAAAGCGACCTGTACTTTACCTACACGCAGGCGGACTTCTACCGCGATCAAGCGCAGGTGCGTGCCGACGGCACCGAGTCAGCCGGTTCGGGCTACGGCCTGTCGACCGCGTCGTACTCGTCGTCGGTGTACGCGCTCCATAAGGACATCGGCGATCAGGTGCGCGCGAACAGCGACGCGCCGCTCGACCCGGACATGGACGCGACTCGTTTCCTGACTCATCAGATGCTGATCCGTCAGGAGCGTGACTGGGCATCGACGCATTTCACCACCGGCGTTTGGGACACCGACGCCACTCCGTCCACCCTGTGGAGCGCGAGCGGGTCGACGCCGATCGAGGACATCGAGGCTGGCAAGAACACCATCCTGTCGAACACCGGCTACCTCGCCAACACATTGGTGCTGTCATACAAGGCGTACTCGATCCTGAAGAATCACACCGACGTCGTCGACCGCTACAAGTACACCAGCGCAGATTCGATCTCGCCGGACTTGATGGCACGCATCTTCGAGGTCGACCGCATCTTCGTGATGAAGGGCGTGTTCAACAGCGCCGCCGAAGGCGCGTCCGCCTCGTACGCACAGATCGGCGACAAAGACGCACTGTTGTGCTACGTCGCTCCGCAGGCAGGTCTGATGACCGCGTCGGCCGGTTACAACTTCGTGTGGACGGGCGTCGGTGGCGGTCTCGGCACCAGCACCGCGGTGTCCCGGTTCCGTATGGATCACCTCCGCAGCGACCGTCTCGAAGTCGAGTCGGCGTGGGACTTCAAGGTCGTGGCTTCACCGCTCGGGTACTTCTTCTCGAACCCGGTCGCCTGACCTACAACTCAATCACCTCCGGCGTAACGGTCGGGACTGGATGCCACGCACGGTTCCGGTCTCGACCGTTCGTCGTTTCTACGAAGGGCTAACTCATGTCATACACCTCGAACCTGAGAGCAGCAACAGCGGTCGCGTTGACCGGTCTCGATCAGCAGGCCGTCACCGGCTCTGCCATCTTCATGGGTCTTGATGTCAACGATGACGCTGAGTCATCTGTCCATCTGCATATCCATAACGGCACCTCTAACACCGGGACGCTCATTGCGTCTGCTGACCCTGCGAATGGCGGGCACGACGAACTGTGGTTCGGTCCTAACGGTGTTCATTGTCCCGACGGGATCTATGTCGATGTCGTTTCGGGAACGCCGTCTGGTTCGATCTTCTACCGGTGAGGTGAGAGATGACATGGACATACTCCGGTGACCCGTCCGGGTCGGCTCGTGACGCGATCAGGTTCCTGATCGGTGACACCGACACCGACGATCAACTGTTGTCCGACGAGGAGATCGCGTGGGTGAACTCTGAGGCGGGTGGCACACCAACCTCCACCGTCGCACTCTATGACGCGGCGATGCGATGCTGTCTCACGATCGCATCGAAACTTGCGCGCGAGGCCGACAAACAGATCGGCGACCTGTCGGTGTCGATGTCGCAACGCGCGAAAGCGTACCGTGAGCAAGCCACCGAGTTGAAGAACCTGTCGACCCGTGAAGGCGCAGTACCTGTCCCGTACGCGGGTGGCATCACGATCTCCGACAAGGACATCGACGAGGAGAACAGCGACATCTTCCGCACATGGTTCTCGTCCGGCCAGTTCGAGAACGTGCGTGACGGTGCCCGCACGAACACGATCCGCGGCGTCCAGTACTTCGGACCCGGAGCGGACTGATGGCGGCGGCGACGGCGTTCCTGTCGGCGCTGTCCGGCCTATGCACCCAGACGGTCGGTGTGCGCGCCAAGTCGGGCTTCAACAACTACGGCGAAGCGACGTACAGCGGGTCGGCGACGACCTACTCGGCGTATGTGCAGCGGGTGAACAAGTCGTCGGCGGATGTCGAGCGGGACGACGCGGTCGCCGAGTGGGTGGCGTACATCCCGTCATCGACATTGACTGTCGGTATCGACGACGAGGTCGAGTACCCGACGTCGGTGATTCGGCCGGTCGTCGAAGTCGACTACCGGTACGACGAACACGGACAGCAGTTCGTTGTCGTGTCGATCGGACGGGCGTCACGATGAGAGGCATCAACGTGAACGTGCGCGGTATGCGCGAACTGTCCGACGCGATCGACGCGAACATTGAAGGTCTCCAGCAGGCGCTCGGCCGCGCGCTGTACTCCGCCGCCGAGGACATCGCCGCCGACTCGCAAGACCTCGTGCCGTTCGACACCGGCGACCTTGCCGGGTCGATGTCCGTCGACGCGAGCCAACTCATCGCCGGTACGCCTGAGGTCGAGATCACCTACGGCACCGCGTACGCGCTTGTTCAGCATGAGCGACTCGATCTGTGGCACCCACCGAAACCGCCGGGCAACACGCGCGGACGCACAGGCACCGGACCGGTCGCGCCCGGCTCGGGTCGCGGACCGAAGTACCTAGAGTTCCCGTTCGCGCAGGAAACGTCGCAGTACCCGGCGAAACTTCTTGACCGTATCCGGGCGCACTACAACATCGTGAAAGCACAGGGCGCGTGATGGCACTCCTCGACGATCTCGGCACCTACCTCGCAACGCAGGTCGGCACGTTGACGCTCGGCACGAATCTGTATCTCGGTCGGATGCCAGACGAACCTGACACCTGCGTCGCGTTGTACGAGTACGGCGGTGACGCACCGGTGAACGTGATGGGCGGCGACTCGATGCCACCGGTCGAGCAGCCACGCATCCAGATACTCACCCGCGCGTCCGGGTACTCGTCGGCTCGTACGCTCGCGCTCGAATGTTGGACAGCAGTAGAGGCGGTGCTCAACGAATCGCTGTCCGGCACCTTGTACCACCGGGTGTCCGCGAATCAGTCGCCGTTCCCGCTGGAGCGCGACAGCCGTGACCGTGTCCTGTTCGCACAGAACTTCCGGGTGCAGAAGGCGTTGTGAGTATCCCGGCCGACCCGTACGCCGAACTGCGTCGACGCCCGGAGCGTGAACGGCACACACGGGTCAAGGTTCGATGTGCGGGATGCGGGAAACTTCTCGCCGAGGTCGTGACCGCGCCGTGGGTGATCCGTTGCCCACGCTGCAAATCTGAGAACCGGTCAGCCGAGGACGTATCCACATCGTCCTGAGAGGCCGCTAGACAGCCGTCTAAGCGCACCAGTCGCCGGACATGTACCACGGTTGCCACCGGCACCAGCCGAGCGCCTGAGCCTCCTCAGCGATCAACAGGCCGAACATGAGTCCGATGCGCGGGTCGAGCAGGTCATCCATGACGTATCCGCGCACCTCGACGAAGTCGCGCCACACCTTGCGGTTGACCTGCATCAGTCCGTAGTCGCGGGTCGGGCTGACCGCATCGGGTTGACAACGGGACTCCGCCCACATGATCTCGTCGATGCGTGGCAGGTCATCGACCGTCCAGCCGACCTCGATGGCGAGCGGCCACCACTCGCCGCATCGCGCATCGTCGATACCGGGCAGCGTCGTCGTCGTCGACGGTGACAGCGTGATGCCGGGCGGGAGTGACGCCACCGGCGGGATAGACACCTCCGAGGCGTGCCGGTCAGCGTCGAGCGGTTCGATGATGAGCGGGTCGGCGACCCAGACACTCGTCGTCGTAGTTAGTGCCGGAGCAGCCGGGCTAGAGGCTGTGGAATCTGTGGGAGAGTTCCGGAAGGAGACTCCAGCCCAGCCACTCACGGCGATCGTAAGTGTAGCGGCGACAGCCGCCACACGACGAGCAAGCATGACAAGCACCATAGGTGATCCCTCCTGACGTCGGTCAGACGTCGTCAGGCCAGTCGGACGACGAGTAGGTGCGCTCGACGTTGAGTCGCTGCGTCACGTCGTCGACCTCAACGCGGAGTCGCTCGATCTCCCGAGCCGCTTCCTCCAGCAACTCGGCGAGTCCGTCACCAGCGTTCACGCGCTGCCGTGACCTGAGCCGTTCGATGATGGTCGACATGCTGTCCCCTACCGCGAGTGTATCCGACGCGGCCACCGTTACGAAGTAGGTGTGTTGTCGATTGTCCACACACCGCGCGACCACCTATCCCAGCGGCGTTCGCGGTAGGCGACATGTACCTGACCATCTGAGAACACTTCGACGAGGAGTTGGCCACGCGGCAACGATTCGTCGATGTCACGGATGTCCTCGATGACGGTCACCGCTGGTTGCGACGGTGTCGGTTCGCTGTCGGTCAGCACGACGCATATCCTATGAACCCCCACTCTTGTTCACCGACCCGGATGGCGACGGCCGCTCCCCATTTGTTTTGGTACGTCATCGCGATCGTTTCGACCGTTTCCGCGCCGAGGCGCGCGACGAGGAACGTGCGGTCTCTCGCGGCTTGTCTGGACACCGGGTATTCGGAATCTTCGGTGTCGTACGCCGGGTTGCTTCCGAGCGCGTTGGAGTACCGTTGCACGATGTCGCTCATCCACGTCGGGACGTCGTCTGTGACGGGTGGCAACGGCGGCAGGTCGTACTCGACGAAACCGTGTTTCTCGGCGATAGTGCCGGTGTACCCGCCGTGACCATGCCAGTAGTACGCCTGATCGACAGCGTACCGGAATGCCTCATCTACCGTTGTGCCCGACGCGCGAGCCGTGAAGTCTGTTGCTCCCATTACCTGTTCTCCTTCTTGTATTTGCGGGCGACCGCGACGATGCGTTTCGCCACCGGGTCGTCGTAGATGTCACGGATGTCGAGGCACCACTCGCGTCGCGGTGTGCCACCGTCGTAGCCGAGCATGCCTTCGACGCGGTCGAGTAGATCGTCGCGCGGCATCGGGTCGTCCATGTACCAGCCGTCGACGACAGTCTCGATGATGTCGACGACACCTTCGTCGATGTCGTCGAGCGTGAGCACCCGGAACCGGGTGTCGTCGATGACGAACGGAATCGGTCGTGAGTCCATCAGTTGTCCTCCTGCTCTCTGATCGAGCGTGATCGTGGCTTGTTGTGTTTGATGTCGACGACACGGTCGGCGTAGAAGGTTCGCATCGACCCGGTCGGTGTGAGACCGGCGGTGTTGATCGGTCCCCAACAGGTGACCGACCCGCTGGTCTCGACTCGGCGGAGCCGGTAGCGGCGGCGTTCGTCGGTGCGCGGATCGAGCACGGTGATCTCTTGCCCGACCTCGACGACCCGACCTGACGGCAATGTCAACATCAGTTCTTCTCCCATTGCGTTGTCGGCCAGAGGCGAGTCACCTGTGCTTTGCGTCCCTGTCCCAGTAGTTCGCACGCACGCTTCACTTCGTGCCTTGCGAGGTGAGTGTCGTTCTTGATCTTGTGTGCGATCTGTCGAGCGTCGCTGGACGCGACATCTTGAAGGTCGCCGTGAAAGCAGAACTCGATGAGTGTGGCGGCGAGTGCTCGAAGCGCGGAGCGGTTGACCTCGTACGCAAGGTTGCGGCATCCATCGCACCACTCAATCGGTTCGACGGCGTGGCTGTCGGCGAGTTTCTGTGTCCGGTGACCGACCGACTCGTTGTGTTCGTCGCACCGGGTGTACCACACCGCGACGTCGGGTCGGTGTTGCAGTCCGAGGTCTTCGGCGTGTCCGACCGTGACTCGGAATCCTGTCTGTGCTGCGACTCGTGTGCGCGGCTTGCGTCGGGCGCTCATCACTTCACCTCCTTCGAGATCGCGGTTCCGACGTGCTCGCTGGCGCGGGCGTCCGTGACCGTGTCGGCGAAGGCGACGATGAGGCAGTCACTGCGGTTGAGGGCGTAGCCTGAGCGCCAGTTGAACACCCACTCACCGTTGTCGAACACGATCTTGGCTGACGTGCGGTGAACCTTGACGCCTTGACCACGACGGCAACCGAACACGTCACGAGTGCTCGACATGACCGGGCGAGTGTCGCTGCCCATGCGCTCGAACTCGATCTCGCGGGTCTCGCCGTCGATCGTGACCGGGAAGGTCATGTACTCGACGGTGTATGACCGCTCGTTGCCTTCGTTGTCGGTGTAGGTCTTGGTCTCGATGCGGGTCGGGTAGGTGCTCATGTGGTTCTCCTTCTGGTTGTTGTTCTCTCCCACGCAAACAAGTATTACTGATCTAACAGCATCGCGCAACTCTAATGCGAAATATTTCGATTAGCGGTCGGCTGTGAGGTACAGCGGTGACGCACCGCAGCGGCGTACGATGACCGGTACAGGAGTGCGCTCGTCGCCGCAGGTGTCCCCGTGACCGTCTGTCGCTCACGACCGACCCTGCGCCAACAGCAGTAGGAGTACGGATGAAGTTTCGAGTGACAGGCGGAGAGGACGGGCAGGCAGGTATCAGCGTCGGCTTACGCCGCTACGAGGCCGGTGACATCATCGAGATGACACAAGCGAAAGCAGGCTGGCTGGTCGACCGCGGCCTGCTCATCGCCGACTCGAAAGCCGCCGACCCGGAACCCGATCCCGAACCCGACTTCGACGACGACGACCTTGACACCGACGACGACATCGACGACGACACCGTCGAGGAGAGTGAGGACTGATGCCCACGTTCATTCACGGCAAAGGGACAGCGGTCATGCTCGACGAGTTCGACCTGTCGGCATACTTCAACGCGGCCGACGTCGCACACTCAACCGAGACCGCTGAGACCACAGCGTTCGGCCAGTCAGCAAAGTCGTACATCGTCGGGCTGCGTGACGGCACCCTGTCGATGTCTGGCATGTGGGCGGCGGACACCGACGGCTCCGACGAGGAACTGTCCGCGATCCTCGGCGCGACGACTACACCGATCGTGACTGTCCAGTACGACTCCGGCACGATCGGCAACCGGGCGACACTCGCGAAGGCACACTCGACGTCGTACTCGATCTCGTCACCTGTCGCCGATGTCGTCACCGTCACCGCCGACTTCAATGCGAGCACCGACGGCACAGCGAACGTGACACTCAGCATCGCACAGGGTGTCCAGTTGACCACGGGCGCGTCGATCGCGTTCGGGTCGCTTGGCGATCTCGCGTCAGTCGATAACAGCGCGTCGAGCGCGAACGGTGGCATGGGCAACCTGCACGTCGTCGCGAACACTCTCGACGCTGACTGCACGATCAAGATTCAGGACTCGGCCGACGACGCCACGTTCGCCGACCTGATTACGTTCTCAACGGTGTCGTCAGCGACGGCCACCAGCGAGCAGAAGGCGGTCACCGGTACCGTCGCCCAATACCTACGCGCCACCGCATCATCGGCGGCGACATCTGGTGCCATCACCTTCCACATCGCGTTCGCGCGGTACTGATCCCACAGGAGCAACAACAACATGCCAACTTTCGTACACGGCAAGTCCACCCATTTCGAGATCGACGACACCGGCGGCACAAGCCGTGACATCAGCGACACGCTGACCAGCGTCGATTTCCCGGAGACCATCGAGACCGCTGAGACCACCGCGTTCGGTGCGACGTCGAAGTCGTACATCGTCGGTCTCCGCGACGCGACCCTGTCGGTGTCCGGCATCTGGGACGCCACCGTCGACGGCTATTTCATCGGCACCGAGCCTGCCAGCCGCACCTTCATCTACGGACCGGCAGGCGACACCGGCGGTAACGTCAAGTACACCGGCGAGGCGATCCTGACATCGTTCAGCATCTCGAACCCGGTTGGCGACGTCGTCACGTTCTCGGCCGACTTCCAAGTCACCGGCGACGTGACTCGCACCACGTTCTGACCTAACCCACAACTGAGAAGGAGTGACCAACGTGTCCATCATCGACAAGATCAAGCAGGCTCGCGACACCGAAGCGGAGTCGTACACGATCGACGAGTGGGATGTCACCGTCGAGATCAGGTCAATGTCTGCCCGCCAGCGGGCGAACATGAACACCGTGATCGAGGACGACGGCACAGCCGCCGAGAAGCAGGAACTCATGTGGGGCTACCTGCTGTGCTCGTGCGTGTTCGACCCGTCGTCGGGCGACCCGGTGTTCACCGAGGACGACATGGAATGGCTGCTGTCCGACAAGTCGTTCGCTGTCATTGACCGGCTCACCGCCAAGTGTTTAGAGGTGTCGAGCGTCAACCGGGAAGCGGTGGACGAGGCGGGAAAATCCTCCTCGGGTTCCCCGACAGACGAGGAGTAACTCATCCTGAGCGGCGGTTCATGTTCCATCTCGCGCGGGAGTTGGGTATGACCGTGCGCGAACTCGGTGACCGTATGTCATCGACAGAACTCGTCGAGTGGATGGCGTTGTACAAGATCGAAGCCGGTGAGCGGGATCATCAACGGCAGGTAGCGGAGCAACGTAGCAAGAGGAAGCGGTAGGTCATGGCGGACACAGCAGTCGTCGCACGTCTGAAGGCGGTGCTCACGGGTGACTCGTCCGGGTTGCGTCGTGACCTCACCCAGTCTGAGAAACGACTAAAGCAGTTCGGTGACCGGGCGTCCGCGCTCGGCCGGACAATGACGACCCGTGTCACGTTGCCGCTCGTCGGTGTCGGCGCGGCCGCGGTCAAGGTTGCCGCCGACTTCGAGAAGTCGATGACGTCGATCACGGCGCTCGTCGGTGTCGCCCGCGAAGAAGTGCAGCGGATGGAGGGCGACGTCCGGTCGATGGCTGTCCAGTTCGGCAAGTCCGGCACCGAGGCCGCGAACGCGCTGTTCTTTATCACGTCGGCAGGTTTGCGCGGGTCGGTCGCCACGGACACGCTCGCCGCGTCGTTGAAGGCGTCCGCGATCGGACTGGGTGACACCGCGACGATCGCCGACCTCGCTACGTCCGCGTTGAACGCCTACGGGGCGGACACGTTGTCGGCATCGCAGGCGACC